GTCTTTTCTTCTTTCATCTTTTCTGGTCTGGAAGCAAGGGGTTTGCTGATAGCAGCAGAAAGTTCTCTGTCCATAGCTTCCTGATGTTCAAGACGTTCAATTTCTTTCCCAAGGTTCACCACTTCATCTTCCATCTTTTCATAGGTCTCATTATCTTCCGGTTTAATCAGGCCATTCTCCTGACGATGTTCATCAAGGAATACTTTCGCCTGCTCCCAAATCTTCGCACGTTGTTCTCTTAGTTCTTGAATTTTATTCATCTTTATTACCTCCAATTTTTAATAAGCTCCAGCCGTCTTTCCAGCTGGGCAATAGGGATCTGCTTTACTAAATGGGCGGGATCTTTTGAATCATCTGTAACCTGAGGTTCAGGCTCCATACTTTTTTCAGGTCCCTTTGCTTTGTCCTCATCTGCATTTGCCTTAAGGTATTTCATCCTCGCCTCAATACCAGGCAATTTGTTTCTTAGAGCATTTGTCACTGTCATCTGGTCAAAGATAAAGCCACCGGCACTTTCATCCACCGGTTCTGATTCATAAAGAATCTTGTCGGCAAACTTAAGCTCAATGGCTTTATGGGCACTCATCCAGGTTTCTCCATCCATCATGTGTGAGATTTTCGCTCTGGATAGCCCAGACTTTGTTTGATAGGCATTGATAATGCTCTCTTTCACTTCACTAAGAAGATTAATCCCCACTTGCAAATCCGCCACCTCACCAGCAATGAGCATGGCTGGATTATGGATCATGATCACAGACAGCGGAGAAACACACACCTCATCGCCTGCCATAGCAATGACTGAAGCCGCACTAGCTGCAAGACCATCCACATGAACACTCACTTTTCCTGGATATTCCTTCAGCATGTTGTAAATTTGAGCTGCAGCAAAGGTATCTCCTCCTGGTGAGTGTATCTTGACAACAATGTCATCTGTCTCTGAGTCACTGCCATAAAGCTCTGTCTTAAACTGTTTTGGGGTGATGTCATCATCAAACCAAGAAGACTCTGCGATGTATCCTTCAAGGTGCAAGGTTCTCACAGGAGTCTCCTCTGCTTCATTCACCACCCATCTCCAAAATTTATCCATTTAATCGACCTCCTTTTTTTGGCATAAAAAATGCACCTCCCATAGTCGAGAAATGCTGTTAGTACTTCGAATTTGATTTTAAGTTGTCCACAAAAATAGCCCAAGTTATACACTTATCATGAGTTTTCATCACCACCACTCTCATCCAAGGCCTTCTTGGCATAGGCCCCAGCCATCTTAAGAGGCAGCATATTGCCATTAACTAAATATAAATCTCCGCCATCCTCTTCAGAAATAGGATCCATATTCTCCATTCGCCTGACATCATTGACCGAGAAAAAGCCATTTTGAATTCCAATGGCGTAACCATCCATCCTGGATTTGTAATCCCCTCGCATAAGAGCCGATGCATTGAATGATACAAAACACTGCCCTTTCTCTTTTTCAAGAAAAAGTTTCTTGTTCATAGCTTGTTCTAGTCTTACCAGCCAAGGCCTAATAGTATGGACCACAAAACTAATAGACTGATTCTCAATGTTACTGAATGAACTCTTGCTAAGGTCTGCCACCATATGAGGCGGCACTTGAAAGATTCTACAAATCTCTTCAATCTGAAACTTTCTCGTTTCTAAAAACTGAGCATCTGAATTTGGCATACTGATGGCTTGGTACTGAAGGCCATCTTCTAAAACCGCCACCTTGTTACTATTATTAATTCCACCATAAGCCGCTTGCCAAGCATCTCTTACTTTCGTAGGATCCTTAATGGTCCCAGCCGTTGATAAAATACCACTGGGTGTTGCATTATTGGCAAAAAATCTACCGCCATATTCTTCAGCTGCAATGTTAAGGCCGATAGCATTTTTTGCAAGGGCCACTGGAGAATAACCCATTACCCCATCAAATCCAAGCCCGGGCACATGAAGCACATCTTCCGGTCCAAGATAATGGGTAGTACTGTCTTTTCGGTATGCGTAATAGAGATTTCCTTTGCTGTCCCTGTCTACTGTCATTTTATCCGGTAGAAGGGGATACAGATGCACCACTTCTCCTTTACCGTTTCGAATGATCTGGCAATAGGCGTTTCCCCAAAGTAATATATGAGTCATCATCGTTTCTCTTAGAGTGAAAGATGTCATCTCCGGGTTAGGCTCATCATGAAGCAGCCTGTAAAGGGGATGGGTATACATCTTCTCTTTTCCATCCCCTTTATACTGATAGGTATGGAGTGGTAAAGATGCCACCGTCTCTGCAATGATTCTCACACAAGCAAAAACTGCTGTAGTCTGCATAGAGCTTCTTTCATTGACAATTTTCCCTGATACACTTTGCCCCATATAAAAAGCGGGAGCACTGCTAACACTATCCGTCGGCTGTCCTCTCGCCTTAAATAATCGTTTAAAAAAGTTTGCCACTATCTATTCACCCCCTTCTATCCCAAGATAATCATGTCTCTTTCATCATATATAGATCCATCATCATCTGGTGGATTCACTGTTGCTCTGGCAAGTCCCATAATAAGGGCTACAATACCATCAATTTTTTCAGATGATTTTTCTTTATCCACTTTGATGTTTCCAGCAGGGTCTGTTCTCACCACAATATTATCTGCCATCCACCGAAGAACCGGATGACCACCATGAGCAATCTGCTTGCTTAAAATAAGCCGCATGAGATCTTTTGTCGGTGGAGACATATCTTTAAATCCTTGACCAAAAGGAACTACGGTAAAGCCCATCCCCTCTAGATTCTGGCTCATCTGTGTGGCACCCCAACGGTCATAGACAATCTCTCTTATATTATACTTTTCTCCCAGCTTTTCGATAAACTTCTCAATAAATCCATAATGAACCACGTTTCCTTCAGTGAGATTAAGCAGCCCTTGTCTATGCCAAATATCATAAGGCACTTTATCTTTTCTTACTCTTTGATGGAGGGTTTCTTCCGGCAGCCAAAAGTAAGGCAGCACCTGAAATTTATCTCCTTCTTCTTCCGGTGGGAATACCAGCACAAAGGCTGTAATATCACTGGTAGACGATAGATCGAGGCCTCCATAACACACACGACCTTTTAATTCATCAGGGTCCACCGGGTAATTGCAAAAATCCCATTTGTCCATAGGCATCCATTTGATTTCCTGCTTTAACCACATGTTTAGTCTCAGCTGTTTAAAGAGGGCAAAGTCTGCCGGATCATCTTTCACACTCCTGTAGTGTTCTCTAACTCTTTCTATGGTAATGGTATGGCCGAGACTTGGATTGGCCTTATACCAGTTCTTTTCATCGTTGGTATCCGCATCATCATCCAGTCCATAAATAATGGATAAAAACGTTGGGTCAATGCGCCTTCCATCTAGTATGTCTTTTGCCTTTTGGTGCATTTCCCATCCATAACCGGAGAGCTTATTTCCAGCAGTCGTCAGGTATAAAAAGAGAGGCTGCGCTCTAGCATCCCCTGAACCGGTAGTCAGCATCTTGGCTAGGTCGGGATTGGGATAAGTCCAAATCTCATCAAGAATAACGCAAGAAGCATTGATCCCGGACTTTGATTTAACATCAGAACTTAATACCTGATAGAAACTACCTGTCTTTGGATAAACAATTCGCTTCGTTGACCTTACCAGATTGGTTACTTTCGATAACGTCGGATTTCCCTCTACAAAGTTCATACTGGTATTAAAAATGATACTGGCTTGCTGTCTGTCACAAGCCGCCACATACACTTCTGCATTCGGTTCTCCGTCAGCTAAAAGCATGTAAAGAGCGATGGCTGCGCCGATTTCAGACTTGCCATTTTTCTTTCCTATCTCTACATAGGCCGTCCGGTACTGCCTTGTTCCGTCTTCTCTTAATGTTCCGAATAGTTTCTTAACCAGATCCTTCTCCCAAGGAAGCAACTTAAAAGGCTGACCGGCCCATCTGCCCTTGGTCAGCTTTAGTTGTTCAATAAAGTTTATGGCGTGATTCGCATGAGCTTCACTAAATGGCATATGACCTCCCTCCTTTTAATCATCTTTACTATTTAAGATATCTTCTGCCTTTGGCACATTTAACAGTAAACTTTCCATAGCATCTCCTTCGATGGTGGAACCGGAATTATTGATATTCAGTCTACTTCTAGCCGATGGGCTAAGTCCCAGTTCTGAGCAGAAATTTCGCATCTGCTTTAGGTTCTGCTGTGCAATGGACACCTGAGGTATTTGCTGAATGTATCCAGAATTTGTTTTAAGAATGGATCCATGCTTTGAAATAAATTCCTCCGCTTCTTTCCATCTGGCGTAAGCCTGACAATACCCGGCAAAGGCAGCCATATCGACTCTCGTTAAAAGTCCCATTGCTTCTAGTTCTTTGGATAAGCGTCTCCATTCTTTCTTAGCATCCGGTTCCAGCCATGACGGGCATTTTGGTGCTTTCTTTTCTGGTTTTGGTTCATTTTTATTAAGCGGTCGTTTCCCTGGATTTCCTTCCAGCTCTTTCACTGCTGTAGGTTTTGGTGGTCTTCCTCTACCAGCCATAACTTTCACCCCCTTCATTTACTGCAAAGAAAAAGGAACCTTCATTTGAAAGTCCCTATCACTCATTATTGTTACTGCACAATATTTTTCTTATCTGCATAAATCAAGCCTGTTTTTATGCAGCAAGTTTATTTGCCACGAATCCCTTTATAGTTAAAGTTTCCTTTTCGAATTTCATCATGGTCTGCTTTAACTGCTTTGTCATATTCCGGATCCTTTGTTTCCTTCTCTTTACAGATCATACAAATACACTGGTTGTTAAACATGGACATGGTTCGTCCACCCTCTAAACCACCACCACAGCGGTCACAATGTTTCTGACTAAAAAATCGATCCATCTCTTGCACCTCCTACTCCACATCTACATATTCCATCAAAATGGCCAGCGCTTCATCATAATTCTTTGCGCCTTTTGTAATTCGTCTAATCATCTCATTTGCCTTTTCAGGTTCCCCGGCTTCTTTAAGGGTTCTTGATACAATACCCATAAGGTTAAAGATATTCCCATCTTCACCAATAAGTCTGCATTTAGGTCTCATTGGTTCCACCAACCTTTCTAAAAGCGCCACTGCCTTCTAAATGCTTAAGCAGTGTCTTTCTGGTTTCTTTATATTCCGGCCCCTTCATACCAATTCGAATCAACCAGGTTCTAAGAGCATACTTTGGATTATCATCTTGGGCCTGTTTAAAAGATGCTCGGTTTAAAGTTTTTGCATATCTTGCTATGAGGACACATAAGTCCTGAAAAGCTT